TAATTACTATACATTAAATCAGAACGTAAACGAGTATAGTCGACGGCCTAGAGATTACGTTCAGAAAACTAGGAGGATTAATTATGGCAACAACTACATTTTCCGGTCCAATTAAAGCCGGATCAGTAAGAGAAGGAGCTAGCGCAAATTTGGGATTTGTAAAAATGTCTCAAAGTGCAGCTTACACTCAATCCACTACAGCAGCGAGTACTGGAATTATAATTCCAGCTAACTCACAAATAACAGAAATTACTGTTTATATTACAACTGCTTGTGATGGAGGTTCTCAAAACTTAAGTGTTGGCACGAGTTCTACTTCAACTGAACTATTTTCAGCATTAGCATTAGGAACATCAGCTAATGTTATTAAATTCGGTTCAGCTGGAACTATTACAGATGCAGATACTTGGGCAGATGTGGGATCAAGTGATGTAACAATTTATGTTGATACATCTGCTGGTTCAGCAGGTAGAGGTTTTATTACTGTAGATTATATACAAAATAATAATCTTGCATAATAACTAAATAAATGTGAGCTCCTTCGGGAGCTCACTTAAATTAATAAGGAACAAAAATATGAGTACATATCCAGTAGATATAAAAGCTAAAAGAATAACTAGCACGACTGCTAATCAAGTAATTTTTGCAGGTCCTGCAAGAATTTTAGGTTTTTCTGCAAACTGTACAGCAGGCGCAGGAACTATTGATATAGAAGATGATGGAACTTCTTTAGCAATTTGGGGAACTCCAAATGGTTCTTCAAGTCCAATGGTTTATAATGTTACTTTACCTGGTACAGGAATTAAATGTAATACTAAACCAACGGTGAGTTTATCAACTATTGCTGATGTAACATTCTATTACGCATAGGAGAATAAATGGCTACGTCGGGAACAACGACATTCAATCCTTCGGTTGATGAAATAATCGAAGAAGCTTATGAAAGAACAAACATAAGAGGGGCAAGAACCGGCTATCAATTAAAAAGTGCTAGACGGTCATTAAATATCTTATTGTCTGAATGGGGTAATAGAGGAATTCATTTGTGGAAAATTAAATTAGCAAGTGTTCCTTTAGTTGAAGGTCAAGCTTTATATAATTGGACTTCAGATACTACAAATTTTCCTACTGATATAAGTGATGTTTTAGAAGCTTATGTTAGAAATAATACAACCGCGACAGCGCCAGTAGATACAGCTTTATCAAAAATAGATCGATCAACGTATTCTGCGTTACCTAATAAATTATCAAAAGGTACGCCTTCACAATATTATGTACAAAGACAATCATATGTAAGAAATGCAGCAGGAACAATTACTGCTTCACCAAATATTTATTTATACACAACACCAAGCTCTAGTTTTTCTGGAGCCAATTATAAAGTTAATTTTTATTATATGGCACAATTAGAAGATGTTGGTGCTTATACAAATACTTCAGATGTAATTTTTAGATTTTATCCTGCTTTAATTTCTGGACTTGCTTATTATTTAAGTCTTAAATATTCTCCAGAAAGAGTAGCAGATTTAAAAATGATATATGAAGATGAATTGGCCCGAGCCGTAGCTGAAGATGGTCAAAGAACATCTACATATATTACACCACAAACATTTTATGGAGACGGAGTATAATGGCTGGAGTTTTTGCAAAAGGTAAAAGATCAATGGCTATTTCTGATAGATCAGGAATGGCATTTCCATACAGAGAAATGGTTAGAGAGTGGAATGGTTTTTTAGTTCACTATTCTGAATACGAACCTAAGCAACCACAATTAGATCCAAGATTTCACGGAGGAGATCCTCAAGCATTAAGAAATGCGCGACCTCAACCTGCATCAGTTGATAGTTTAATTTTATTACCTAATAATCCATTTACAACTGTGAAGGCTGCAGTAGTTTCTTATGTAAATGTTTATTCACCAGATCATCAAAGAAAAAATTTATCTACAGTAAGATTAAGAGGAGCCCCTGTAGTAACATCAGATGGACCAGGAGGAAGTGATCCAGCTGATAATAGAAATATGCAACAGTTTGCAACTATTCCTACTATTGATGGAATCACAAATTTAAGTCAATCTGCTGGTTTTACAATTGGTTTAGGAAAAATTGATTCAGCTTCAAATATTACAACAGCCCCTGGAACTTTAACAAGTCCAGAAAATTGGTTTTATTTTGATCCAGGTCAAATTGCAACAACCGGAGGTGTGACTGCCGGAGGACAAAGTAATTCAGCAGGCCCAGTAACATTAGGAGTAGTTAACGGATAATGGCATACACTTTAGCAAATTTACAAACAGATATTAGAAACTATACTGAAGTTTCGGACACGGTATTAACAGATGCTGTTTTAGAGAGAATTATTAAAAATGCAGAACATACTATTTTTAGAGCAGTTGATGTTGATAATGAAAGATTTTATGCAACCTCAACTACTATTATTAATAAAAGATATGTGAGTATTCCTGCTGATTGTAGGGTTATCAGATATGTTCAATTAAAAAATAGTGATGATGAGCAGGTTTATTTAGATCAAAGAGATACCAGTTTTATGACGGAATATTATAATACTCCTGATTCAGGTTCTACCTCTCTCCCTAAATATTGGGCTAATTGGAACGAAGAATGTTGGATTTTAGCTCCTACTCCAAATGCAGCTTATGAAATTACAATGGCCTATAATAAGGAGCCAGCTAGTTTAACAGATACAGCAAAATCTACAACTGGGACTTATTTATCAAATAAATATCCTGATTTACTTTTGTATGCAACTCTGGTAAATACATATGCATACTTGAAAGGTCCGCAGGATATGCTACAATACTATAAAGCGGCTTATCAAGAAGCTTTAGAATCGTACTCAATCGAGCAAATCGGTCAGAGACGCAGAAGCGAATATGAGGATGGAGTAATTCGCGCTCAATTAATTTCAAAATCTCCATCAAGTTATTAAATATGAAGGAGACAAATAAATGGCAAATGTAATACCTTACTCTTTTAGAGGTGCTTTATTTTCAGGCAATCACGATTTTGCTTCTGGAGGAAATACTTTTAAATTAGCATTATACACATCTAATCCATACAATACTTCAAGTACAGTCTACAATGCTACAGGCGAAGTGGGAACTTCTGGAACTAATTATTCCACAGGAGGAAATACTTTAACTTCACAAGCTGTAGCGTCAGGAACTGCGGTTGCATCTGTGGACTTTGCTGATACTGAATGGACTTCTGCAACGATTACTGCAGCGACTCACGGAGCTATCTATAATAGTACCACAGTAGATGGAACAGCGAATAGATTGTGTGTAGTTTTAGATTTTGGTGGAAGTAAAACTTGTACGAATGGTACATTTAAAATTACTTTTCCAAGTCCATCAACACCGGCTGATGCTATAATTAGTATGGCCTAAGGAGAATAATGGCTTTAGTATTAAATGATAGAGTAAAAGAAACTAGTACTACTACTGGCGTAGGTGCTATGGCACTTGGCGGGGCAGCTACTGGTTTTGAAACTTTTGCAGCAGGAGTGGGTAATAGTAATACCACTTACTATGCAATTTGGAATCAAGGTACAACTGAATGGGAAGTAGGACTTGGAACTTTAGATGGTACAAGTGCGAATCTAACTAGAACGACACCTATCTCTAGTTCTAATTCAGATGCAGCAGTAAATTTTACTTCTGGTACTAAAGATGTATTTTGTACTTTGCCTGCGTCTAAATCAGTTTATTTAGATGCAAGTGGAAATACGGTTAACGCAGCGGGACAAGGTTTTGCAATTGCTATGGCGGTAGCTCTCTGATATAAGGATAAATATGGCACAAGATTTTAGAAATAGTTTAGTAAGAACAATCGGCACAGGCGATACTACTATCCATACAGGCGGAAATTATGACGCAGTTATAGGTATTAGATGCTGTAATATTTTAACGGCAACCATTACAATTGATGTTAAAATTGCAAAAGGCGGAGCAGATTACTTTATAGCAAAAGGAGTAGTTATTCCACCAAATTCAGCTATTGAATTAATTCAAGGCGGAGCTAAGATTGTTATGGCTAGTGGTGATGTATTAGAAGCAGTAAGTGATACCGCAAGTTCACTTGATGTTACTTGTTCATACATAGATACTATTAGTTCATAGGAGGAATTATGACGGCGACAATAAATGGAATCCAATATATAGGAGGGCAATATAGCCCTAATGAATTTATACCTAATCAAGCGGCAACGATTGATGGAACTCAAACAGTAGAGAATGCAGTTCTTGCAGGACCTATTACTTTACCGGGTACAGTTACAATAACAGGAACAGTGGTAATCGTTTAATGAGTAAAATTAAAGTAAATACAATTGCACCAAGATCAGGAACAACAGTTACTCTAGGAGAAGCAGGAGATACTGTTGCTTTAGGAGCCTGTGCTTCACAAACAGGATTCGGAAGAACAGGAACAGTTGACTGGTGTACAACAGCTAAAACAAGCCCTTTAACTGCCGTCTCAGGAAAAGGATATTTTGTAAATACTTGTGGTGGAGCGGTGACCGTAACTCTACCGGCTTCTCCCTCAGCAGGTGATATAGTTGCTGTTTCTGATTACGCACAAACTGCTGCTTGTAATGCAATTACAATAGGTAGAAATAGTAAAAATATTGATGGTGCTGCTGTAGATTTAACATTAGACACTAAGGGAATTGCTACAACTTTAGTTTATGTAGATACAACAAAAGGCTGGAAACCCGTAAATTCAAATGAAGTAACTAATAGTTTATCTTTTGTAACAGCATCAGGTGGAACAGAAACTACTTCAGGAGATTACAAAATTCATACATTTAATGCCGATGGGCCTTTTAATGTAACTTGTGCTGGTTCAGCAGCAGGTTCAGATAAAGTTTCTTATATGGTAGTAGCTGGTGGCGCAAGTGGAGGTGCTGATGGTGGTGGCGGAGGTGGCGCTGGAGGATATAGAGAAGGAAAATGTACTTCTGATCCTTACACTGCTTCACCTTTAAACGCACCTGATGGTTTAGCAGTTTCAGTTCAAAATTATACCATTACAGTAGGTGGAGGAGGTACGGCGCATTCAAGTCCCCCTTGGTCTTCTCACCCAGCCGGTCAAGGTGCTAATTCAGTTTTTTCAACAATAACATCAGCTGGAGGCGGTGCTGGGACAGCAAATGCAGGAACTAATGGCGGATCCGGTGCTGGAGGTGGACGAGGTTCCCCAATGGCAGCGGGATCAGGTAATACTCCCCCAGTGAGTCCCCCACAAGGAAATAATGGAGGTGCAGGAAGTCCAGGTGGAAATGGTTCAGGCGGTGCTGGTGGAGCAACTGCTGCAGGTACTGCTACGGCTGTTGCATCAGGCGGTGCTGGTGGCGCTGGAGCCACATCATCAATCAACGCAACACCAACAGCAAGAGCTGGCGGTGGTGGAGGAGGCGCAACTTCTCCTCATAGTGATCCAGGAGGTGCTGGTGGGGCTGGCGGTGGTGGAGCAGGCGCTGGTTGTGGTTCAGGTGGAGGTACTGCAGGAACTACTAATACTGGTGGTGGCGGCGGTGGAGGCACAGGTTCAGTTAGTCCAGTTGTCTCAGGAGCTGGTGGTTCCGGAGTAGTAATTATAAGATATAAATATCAATAATTAATATGGATTTACTTTTTAAAATAAGTATAATATAAGGAGAAACATTATGGCACATTACGCAAAATTAGGAGCAAATAATAAAGTTATTGGAGTTCACGTCGTAAACGACAGTGACTGTATAAATGCTGATGGTGTTGAAGATGAAGAAGTAGGCAGACAGTTTTTAGAAAGAATCCACAACTGGCCACTTTGGAAAAAAACATCTTATAATACAGCAGGAAACACTCACTCATCAGGAGATAATTCTAAAGCATTAAGAGGTAATTATGCTGGAATAGGTATGTCCTATGATGAAGATAACGATATCTTTATACATAAAAAACCATATGCGAGCTGGGTGCTTAATACTGCAGAAGCAAGATGGCAATCACCTATAGGTGATGCACCTGCATTAACAGATGAACAACAGTCTCAAAATAACGCAGTAACTCATAAATGGAGATATGATTGGAATGAGTCTAGTGGTGCTTGGGATCTTTCAGACGAAAAAGCATAATTGATCTAGATCAAATCTTTTCCATCCTCTTGACATTTCTATCAAATTAAATTACATACCTAGTAGGTATGCACAAGAAAGTATTGTCAGAAATAGACCTTTATTATGGTGAGATTAAAACACCCAAAGGATTTGAAATTAAAAGAGATATTATTAAAAATAGTATTATAGATTCTTTTGTTAAAGAAAAAAGAATTAGTGACAATATTAAAGACTATTCTTATGTTGATTACCAATTGAATTATTCTCAAGCTCAGCAATGGTTAGACGATTATATCAGAGATCATTTCAACGTTAAATATGAGAAAGCATTAATTTCCAAACTATCTTGGGGAAATGTGTATGAATATAATCAAAAGTCTTTTTCAAGAAATACGGTTGATCCTGTGGATTTAAGAAATGCTGCCGACTATACCTTTATCTATGGAGTTGATGTGGGACAAGATTCTACCGGGATTGTAATTGAATTTGATGATAATCGAAGAAAAGGAAGAACGTGGCATCTTCCTTTAAATAATAATCATTTTGTAATGTTTCCTTCAATTAATAAATATTTTATTACTCCTAATAAATCAAAACAAATGAATATAATTTTAACTACAACTTATGAATTTATCTAATTATTTTTGGTACTTTCAATCTGCAATACCACCTCGAATCTGTGATATGATTATTCAATATGGTACACAAGAAAAAAAGAAAGAAGTAAGAGCTATTACAGGTGGTCTAGGTCGAGATAGAGATTTAAAAAAACAACCTTTAACTAAAAAAGAAATAAAAGATTTAAAAAAGAAAAGAAATTCTAATATCGTTTGGATGAATGATCGTTGGATTTATAAAGAAATTCAACCTTATGTTAGCGCCGCTAATCAAAATGCAGGTTGGAATTTTTTTTGGGATTGGTCCGAATCTTGCCAATTTACTAAATATAAAAAAGGTCAATATTACGATTGGCATTGTGATAGTTGGGATAAACCTTATAAAGAAGAAGGACCCACTAAAGGAAAAATTAGAAAATTATCAGTAACTGTAACATTAACAGATCCTAAAGAATATAAAGGCGGAGAATTAGAATTTGATTTTAGACAACAAGACCCTGATAAACCCAGAGAACCTAGAACTTGCACAGAAATATTACCCAAAGGTTCTATTGTTGTGTTTCCTAGTTTTGTTTGGCATAGAGTTAAACCCGTAACGAAAGGAGTAAGGTATAGTCTAGTGATTTGGAATCTAGGTTATCCGTTTCAATAATATGCAAGGAAGTAATAATAACGTTAAATTTACTAGTGCGGCCTATTTTAGTACGCCCATCTGGACCGCGGAAGTTCCTCAGTTTCTTAATAAAATGTTAAGATTAAGTGATGGATATTTAAAAAAGACTCAAAAAAAAATAATGAATAAAACTATTAAAGAAAGGGATAAAAGATTAGGAGTAAAATTAGATGATTTTGGTCTATCAAATCACTCTGAATCATTTAATAATGATCCTAAAGCAAAAGAATTTGTAGATTTTTGTGGCGCAAGAAGTTATGAATTTTTAGATTGGTGTGGTTTTAATATTAGTCAACACAGTTTACATTTTACAGAATGTTGGGTTCAAGAGTTTAGTAAAAAAGGTGCTGGTCATCACGATACACATACTCATTGGAATCAACACGTTTCAGGATTTTATTTTTTAAAATGTAGTGATAAAACATCATTACCTGTTTTACACGATCCAAGACCTGGTGCTCAAATGACAAGACTTCCACAAAAAGACGGAAGTAAAATTACATTTGCCAATGAAGCAGTCCATTATAAAATTAAACCTGGAACAATGGTTCTAATTCCTGGTTATACTCCCCATCAATATCCTGTGGATATGGGAATAGATCCATTTAGATTTGTGCATTGGAATATACAAGCTGTTCCTTCACTCATATCTAATACTACTTCAATGAAAAAGGAGGAAAAGAAATGAGTTGGAGTCAAACACAAAAGAAAATGATTCACGAATTAAATGAAACCGTTTTTAGTAAAGATCCTATTAATAAAACGATTGACCCAATGAATCCTATTGATGTTCATAATAATCATTACGTTATGGAATTAAAAAATAGGGAAGCTTATAATCCTCAACATTTTAATGGATCATTTATAGAAAAAATTAAATATGATTTTTTAACTAAAAACTGTAATGACAAAATTCCGGGATACGTTTGTCGTTTTAAAGATGGATCTTATTGGGCTTGGAATTTGAAAAAAGTTTCTGAACCTAAATGGTATACTAAAAAACTTCCTCAAACGACTCATTTTGATCGAACCGAATGGGTGGATAAAGAGGTAGGAGATTTATATTTAAAAGATGGAGTAAAATTAATATGAGTTTTAAAAAAAAGGAAGAAAAGAAAGGAATGGCTAAAGATGGTTGAGGTAAAAGATAATTTTTTAGATAAAGACTATTTTAAGGAGATACAAAAACAAATTCTTAAGGATCCTTTTCCCTGGTATTACAATTCTTATATAACTAGTGAAAGTGATTCTGAAGATAAATTTTATTTTACACATAATATTTTTAATGATCTTTCAAAGAATTATGATTATGGAGTATCTAGTTCTTGCTTCCCTTTATTTAAAGATTTTTTAATAAAAATTAAATGTAAAAGTATTATAAGAATAAAAGCAAATTTACATTTAAACCAAAATAAAAAACGAATACATAAACCACACAAAGACTATTCTTTTTCTCACCAGGGCTGTCTTTTATATTTAAACGATAATAATGGTCTAACTTATTTTGGTAAAAAATCAGTTAAACCAAAAGCTAATCGAGTGGTATTTTTTGATCCTAGTAAAAAACACTCAAGTAGTTTGTGCACCGATGCAACTAGAAGAGTAAATATTAATTTTAATTATTTTTAAAATGAACTTCAAAAAAAATAAATATACAGTATTAAAAAAAGCCATTAGTCCCCAATTAGCCAAATTTGTGTTTCAATACTTTATGTTAAAAAGAAAGGTAGCACGAAGATTTTTTGATGATAGATATATTTCTCAGTTTACTGAAGAATGGGGAGTGTGGAATGATCAACAAGTTCCTGAAACCTATTCTCATTACGCCGATGTAGCGATGGAAACTTTATTAACTTGGGTTCAGCCAGCAATGGAAAAACACACAGGATTAAAATTAACTCCAACTTATTCTTATGCAAGAATTTATAAAAAAGGAGATATTTTAAAAAGACACAAAGACAGATTTAGTTGTGAAATCTCTACTACTTTAAATCTTGGTGGTGATAAATGGCCTATTTATTTAAGTCCTAATGAAAATGTAGGAATGCCAGATGGTAAAAAAATAACAGTAGAAAGTAATGCTAAAGGAGTTAAAGTGGATTTAAAACCTGGTGATATGTTAATTTACTCTGGATGTGAATTAGAGCATTGGAGAGAGGCTTTTGAAGGCGAAGATTGTGCTCAAGTCTTTCTTCATTATAACCAAATTTCTAAAAAAGCAGATCAAAACCTGTTTGATAAACGTCCTCATTTAGGTCTTCCATCTTGGTTTAAAGGGTGATATAGTTCTTAAATGGAGGCAGTGGGTACCACCATACCACCACTGTCTCCTTTTAAGGATTATATATGTTATTAGGATTTGCTTCATTCGCAGAATTACCATTTTCAACATCGGGTGCCGATAATAGTGTAACAATTTCAGTTACTAAAAATCAGTTAACTATTAGTATTGGTAACCCTGGTATTACAGCTGATTCTATTGTAGAAATTCCTACACCAAGTCAAGTGGTTTTAGGGGTTGGAACTCTTACCATTTCAGGAGATGCTAATTTAAGCCCTACAGGATCTCAAGTTACTTTAGGCACAGGGACGGTTACCGTAAGTGCCGGAGCAACGATCGCGGCTAGTGGAAATCAGGTTGTAATTTCCTCAGGAACTGTTAGTATAAGTGGTGGTGCAGTTGTTGATCCTACTAAGGCAAGTTTCACCTTGTCTACGGGGACAGTATCTGCGATAACGTGGAGTGAAATAATCCCAGGTGCAACAATGACCTGGACAGCAATTGACGAGTGTTAATAAATTATGGCATCAACTTATAGTACAAATACAAAATTAGAACTAATTACAACAGGTGAGAAAGCTGGCCAATGGGGCGGCATCACTAATACCAATTTACAAATTGTAGAACAAGCAGCGACTGGCTATACCTCTATTGATATGGCTGGGGCTAGTGTTACCTTAGCTTTAACAGATGGAGCTACTTCTAATGGTAAAAATGTTTACCTTAGACTATATGGCACTTTAGCAGCTAACAGAACTTTAACAATGCCAAACACGGCTAATCGAGTTTGGTATATTGATGATCAAACAAACAGAAATGGTACTAATAAATATACTTTAGGAGTATTAACTTCAGGGGGTTCTACTACTACCCAACTTGCTAATAAATCAGTTAATTTATGTAGATCTGATGGAAGTGAAACTAAAGTCATTGTATTAAAAAATGGTGTATATTCTATTGATAATACTTATAGTCCTTTTACAGCCGTAGCCGGAGATCAAATTTTTGTAAATACTACATCTGCGATTGTTACAGTTAATTTACCTGCTTCTCCAGAAGCCGGCGATACTGTTACTATTATAGATGTAAGAAATTATTTTGGCTCCAATAAATGTACAGTAGGTAGAAATGGAAACAATATATTAAATGCTGCCGCTGATTTAGATTTAACGACAAATAAAATGTCAGTTACATTGGTGTATACCGATGCAACTTGTGGCTGGAATTATTTGAGTAAAGCAACATAGGAGCTAAACAATGGCTCTAACGTCAATTAAATTTGCACCCGGAGTAGATAAACAAGATACCGCTGTTGGAGCGATTGGCAGATGGGTTGATTCTGACAATGTTAGATGGAGATATGGACTTCCTGAAAAAGTAGGAGGTTGGTCTTCTCTTTTAACAGATACTATTCACGGTGTAGCAAGAAAACAACACTCTTTTGTAGACTTAGATGGAAACCGATACGTAGGTATTGGAACAGATAAATTTTTATTAGTTTATTATGAAGGAGCTGTTTATGATATTACGCCTTGGAAAGATGATAATGCAGCGAACCTTATTACTTTTTCAGCAACTTTAACAACTAATAGTACCTCACCAGGAACTTCGATTACTGTTACGACTTCAGGTTCACATAGTATTGAAGTTGGAGATATGATTGTTTTGGATAGTGTAACAATGCCAACCGGTTCTAGTTTAAGTGCAACTCTTTTTGAAGATCAAATTTGTCAAGTTATTAGTGTTCCAAGCAATACTACTTTTACTATTACCTCACCTACGGCAGAAGCAAATGGAGGAGGTTCTGATTTAACTTCAGGAAGTTCAGCTACTCTTAAACCTTATGCAAGAGTAGGTCCTTCCGAGCAATCTTATGGATATGGTTTTGGAATTGGAAATTATGGGGGAACGATTTCAGGAGTTCAGTCAACAACAACTAATGGTGCATTAAATGCAGATACAGCTGGAACAGGTGGAGTAGGTACCAGTGTTACTTTAACTTCGTCTGGAGGTTTTTCAGCTACTGGAACGGCAGCCGTTGGAACAGTACCTAATGCAGAATTAATTACTTACACAGGAATTTCAGCTCCAGACTTAACAGGGATAACTCGAGGAGCTTTAGGAACAGCAACTCCTGGAACTTCAAATGGACAAGCTCATTTAAGTGGAGCAACAGCACAAGACGCAACCAATTGGGCTGGATGGGGTGAAGCTGTGGAAGCATCATCCGTTACCCTTGAACCTGGTTTATGGTCGTTAAGTAATTGGGGATCAACTTTAGTTGCAACCATTTCCAATGGAAAAACTTATACTTGGGATTCAACTGTTGCAAATAATTTTGAAACAAGAGCGTCACGAAATACAACAAACTATGTAACTAAAATTACTGGAGATTTAGGTAATCCAACTGCGAGTCGATTAACTTTAATTTCACCAACCACAAGACACTTAATTCATCTTGGAACTGAAACAACGATTGGTACAGCTTCTACTCAAGATGATATGTTTATTCGATTTTCTAATCAGGAACAAATTAATGAGTATGCGCCGAGCGCGGATAATAGTGCAGGTACCTATAGACTTCAAGATGGATCCAAAATTATGGGAGCCATTGTCGCTAAAGAAAATATTCTGGTCTGGACCGATAATGCTCTTTATTCAATGAAATTTGTAGGAGCTCCCTTTACATTTGGCTTTGAACAGGTGGGGACGAACTGTGGTTTAATTGGACAGAATGCCGTGGTGGAGATAGATGGGGTTGCTTATTGGGTAGGTAATAATGGATTCTTTTCTTTTGATGGTACGGTAAATAATTTACCGTGTAGTGTAGAAGACTATGTGTTTGATGATTTTGATACAACCAAAGGTCAACAAGTTTGTGCAGGGATTAATAACTTATTCACCGAAGTGGTTTGGTGGTATCCAACTGCTAGTGCAACTTATAATGACCGCTATGTAGTATTTAATTATGGAGAGTCAGCTAATGTTCCAATGGGAAATTGGTATACAGGTACTAATGTTAATTCTATTAGAACGAGTTGGATTGACTCAGTCATTTATCCAAAACCTTACGCCACAAGATTTAATAGTGGTTCATCAGGAACTTTCCCAAGTATAGTTGGAGCTTCTGGATTAGGGGCAACGGTTTATTTTCAACACGAAGTGGGAACTGATCAAATTGATCCCGATGGTCAAACGACTAAATTAACTTCCTTTGTTCAGTCTTACAATTTTTCATTAGCCAAAGATCAAACCGAAGTCTTTTTAGCGATGAGAAGATTTATACCTAATTTTAAAGTATTAGAAACATCAGCTAAGGTAACCATTAAACTTAAAGATTATCCTTCTGATACCTTGGCTAATAGTACATACAGTCCTTTTACTATTTTACCTGCTACGCAAAAAGTAGATACTAGAGCCAGAGGAAGGTATGCAAGTTTAAGAATTGAAAATGATGGGTTAGCTGAAAACTGGAGATTCGGAACGTTTCAAGTTGATCTACAGCCAGATGGAAGAAGATAATGACAAAAATAGTAGTAAGATTACCAGAACCTAAAAGAGAATATAGTGAAGATAATCAAAGACAAATTAACAGAACGTTAACATCTTTAATTCAACAACTTAATTCAACCTATCAACAACCAGAAAAGGATGACGCAGAAAGATTTAATTTCTTTTTATCATAATGGCAAACGTATATAAAAATATTCAGGCTAAGATAACATCTGCAGGATCGTATGATGATATGTATGAATCCCCTACGGGTACAACGACCATTGTAAAAAGTATTAGAATATATAATACTCATAGTGGAGCTTTAGATGTGACTACAGCAGTCAGAGATAATTCAGCTTCTACGGATTATGAATTTGATAAGAGTAACGTATTAGCAAGTAATAGCGTTGATATTTTAACTTTTAATAACCTCTTGATTTTAGAAGCTGGAGATAAAATCAAGATGCAATGTGCTACAGGAAATGTTATAAAAATGACAGCATCTGTATTACAAATTACTAGACCAGCAGAAGTGACACAAACATAGGAGGAATATGCCATTTATAGAGCAAGAAGCAAAGAGTGAATATCAGGTCATTGACGGTAAAAAAACACACGTTATTACCCCTGAGGTAGAAATCACATTAACCAATATGGAAACCGGCCAAGAATATATGTCGGATAAGGAAGCTGACGATGATGTAAATCATCCTGATACAGCTACAAAAAGAGAGCATATCCGTAGAGATGTTAATATTAAGGTAGCTCAAATAAATTTAGGGGCTGACAGCGGGGACGTATAAATGTTGACGATTGGCAAAAAACCTTGTAAATTGTTCTTTCACAGCGTTTTTTCAAGCGTCGCTAACTTGCTATTTCAAGACATTAAAGGATAATTATGGGCTGGCTAAAAAAAATTACACGACCAATTTCAAAAGTACTCGATAAAATTATACCGAACGAGATCAAACCGGCATTACCTTACCTATCTGCGTTTGCACCTTATTTACTAGGACCAGGTGCTGGTGGAATTATGAGTAATATAGGTATTAATAATCCTATGCTTCAAAGAGCTCTTATGACAGGTGGAATAAATATTGGTTCTCAATTAGCCCAAGAAGGTAGCGAAGGAGAATTTTCAGGATTATCTGCATTACTTGCAGCAGGTCAAGGTGCATTAACTGCACCAGGTTCTGCAGAAACTTTAAAAGGAATGCAAGTTTCAGGTGTGGATCAAGCAGGTAATTTAGTTAGAGCTGGAAATTTACCAGTTGATCTTGAAGCAGCAAATGCTTTAAATTTATCTAGTGATATTGGAACTTTAGGTAAACTACAAAATGTTGGTTTAAAAGGAGCTACCAAAGCCGCAGAATTTTTAACTGATTCAGGTGAAATTATTAGGGATCCAAGTAAGTGGGGACTAAATAAAGAAAC